ATCGTGGTGTCGTCGGCCGTGCAGGCGAGCCGTAGCGTGGTGCCCTTCGGGTCGAAGATCGTCTTGCGCTGCTCGCGGGTAATGTCTGAGCACTTGACCTTGTAGGTGCCGAAATCGAACTCGGCGTCCTTAATGATCTGAGTCTGGAAGAGCGAGAACTCCGACCAAGCGAAGCCCTCGAAGCCACGGTAGAGGCGCACGGTTTTCCCGCGTAGGCCCTTCAGGGATGCGAGCTTCGAGCGGAACTCGGTGGTGACGGTCGAACTTCGATCGACCAGGGAGAAAGACATCGCACCGATCTCGGACCGGCTCTCATCAGGAACGATGCGCTGGGAGACCGCGTCAATGTCCTCGACCACCCCTTCGATAACAGTACCGGGAACGCCGCTGATGCCACTATGCGACGTGAAGTACAGCGAGCCGGTATCGAAGGCGATGTTGACGACGAAGCGCGGGCGCTTGTCTGACGCGCGATCCGCCTGCGCAAAGCGAACGGCGTCGTATCTCACAGTTCGCGAACACCGAAAGAGAACTGGAAGAGGTCGTTTCCGCCGCCCTGCCCGCGCATCATCATGCGCTGCTGCGTATAGCCTTGATCGTCAGAGACGACGACAGCGGAAGAGGACGACGGGAAGCCAGGGGTGCCGTAGGGGTCGAACGTGAAGCTCTGACCGTCGTCGACGGACTCTAGGAATTCGACTAGTACGCTCGCCTCGTCGAGCGGGACGGGCGCGGTCTCGACCAGATATATGCGCTTGGCGTAATAGAAGAGCGTCTCGGTCGCGCCAGACATCGAAACCTGGCGAGACGTCTTTCGGTCGCGCCGGATGTCGCAACGCACGAGACTTGGGAGCGCAATAGTGTATGGAGCGTCGAGGACGTGGCCGGGTGCGAGCCGGCGACGCGCGACATACGACACGAAAGCCATCAGGCAGCCCCCGATGTGTCGAAGGCCTGCCGCGAGTTGCTGCCGAAGATCGTCACGTCGCGACCAAACTCGTCCTTCAGCACGCCGACGAGATCGTCGATCGTATTGCGGGAAATGAACCCGCTGATGTAGATCGACGTCCCGGGCTGCTGGGTCGCTCCGGTCGCGACTGACTCGCCGACGTCCGCCTGGTTGAGAGTATCTGCACCGCCGCCACCAGCGCCGACGCTGATCGACGCCGACGGGTTGTCGAACGACACAGCCTTAATCTTCGCAAGCTGGATCGCGCCAATCGCCGCCGCTTTCGCCATGAGTGGAAAGTTCGGGAACGCCTTTGCAATGTTCTTGGCGGTCGCGACGATTACCTCGCCTGCTGCGATGCCCTGCTGAATCTTGGCGAACTTCTTGGATACGCCAGCCAGACCCGTGAAAGCCGTCGTCGCCAGTTCCACCAGCGTCGAGCTCTTGATCTGCTCGAAAGTGATCTCTTGCAGGCCGATGTTCTTGCGAACCTGCGCGAGCAGCGCGGCGAAGTCGGACTGGTAGCGGAAGCTCTGCTGGGCAGCCTCGAACTCGGCCGTCACCCGCTGGTTGAGCGCCTCGCGATCGACGTCGACCAAGAGCTGCGCCTGGCGCTGCCGTTCGGCGAAGCGTTCCTGGTCGAGCTGGCGTTCGATGTCCCGCTTCCGTCGCTCGAACTCGAGGTACTGGTCGAGCTCGGCATTCCGCTGGTCCCGGGCCGCTGCTTCGCTGGCCGCCTTGTCCTGCAACTTGGCGAATGAGGCGTCTGCCTTGGCGAAAGCCGCCCGCATGGCGGCGTCTGCGCCTTGGGTAATCGCGTTGATCGCGTCCTGACTCGCCTGCGCCGCGCGCAGCTTGTCCAGCTTCGGCTGCAGAACGTCGAGCTCGGTGCCGATCTCCTTCAGTCGTGCCGCGAATCCGCTGCCCGGAGGCGCGCCAGACAGTTCGATCCGGTTCTTTTCCTCGCGCAGCCGGGTGATCTGGATCTGCAGCTTCGTGATCTGGTCGAGGCCGTCCGTGCCGACGATCGCGAGCGCGATGTCGCCGATCCGGCTGGCAAAGAAGCCGTTGACCGAGGCCGTCAGGCGCTTGATCGCGTTGTCGGCCGCGGCGATCCCAGCCGCAGTTTCTGTCGACAGCGTGACGCCGAGCCGATCCGCCTCTTCGGTCAGTTCCTTGATCGCAGCGGAGCCACCCGCGAGCAACGGCACAAGATCCTGGCCAGCCTTGCCGAAAATCTGCATCGCGAGCGCGGTGCGCTCGGCCGGATCAATGACGTTCTTGAACGAGTCGGCGATCTTGCCGATCTGCTGCTCTAGGGCGAGGCCGCGCAGTTCCGCAGCATTCAGCCCCAGCCGCTTAAACGCATCGGCCGCGTTTCCGGTCCCGGCCGTCGCTTCAACCATCGACCGCTGCAGCCCGCGGATGCCGGTCGTGAGCGCCGAGAATTCGACGTCAGACTGGTTCGCCGCGAAGGCGAGACGGGAGAGGGACTCGACGGCAACACCGGCACGGGCTGCCGCATCGCCAATAGCGTCCGCCGCCTCAAAAGCCTGGCGCGCGAGGGAGACGATGGAACCGACCGAGACGATTCCCGCAAACGCATTGCCGGCCTTCTTCACGAAGTCGTTCATCGCACCGAAGCCGTTCTCGAGCGACTTCAGCGACGACTGGACCTTCTTGAGTTCCGCCGTGAACTTCGCGGTCTCTGCAGCGAAGTCGATTGTGACTGTACCGGCACTAGCCACTCTTCGGCCTCTTGCGTTGCTTCAAGAAAGCGCGCTGCTCCGGAGTGAGCGAGTCCGCCTTCTTCGTGTAGGGGTTGACGTAGAAGTCCGAGGGCTTGAACACCTTCGCCCTCTCGCCGCGCGGGGTGGAATTGACGACCGTCGACGCAATCACGCCCATGCGCCAGTTCTCGACGTCGCAGCCCCAGGGTTCTAGGGAATAGAAGCCCTTCCAGAGCGTGAACTCTTCAGACGTCATTCGGGCCATCAGTTCGGACAGCGTGCAGCCGAGCGCGACGCAGAGTCGCAGCGCGAGCCTTAGCTCGGGCTGCGCTCGGATTTTTTTGCGGCGTCGTCCTCGTCTTCCGGCGTGATTCGCGAAGCACGAAGGATCGCGAGCAGGATCTCGTCTGCCAGCGGCCCGGTCAGCTTTGCGACTTCCTGCGCCGACTCGAAGTAGTAGCGCCCGTCTGCCGTGAATGTCGACAGATAGATCATCTCGTGCTGGCCGAAAGGCTGCTCCGGATCGACGCGCGCCTGCTGGTACGCGATACGCTCGCCAAGCGTCACCTGTCGCGCGTAGATCTCTTCCGACGGAAACGCTTTCAGGGTGATGCGGACAAGGTCTTTGCCCGCATTCAGTAGGTCTGACTTCACGGGGTGCGCGTCACAGTACCGTCGACCGAGATCTCGACCGAGGCCGCGACTTCCTTCTCGTTCTCGACGTCTTCCCATTCCCACTTGGAAATGAAGCCGACGAAGTCCCACTGGTAGGCGCCCGTGTCTGGCGCGACGATGCGCCAGTTGCGGCGCGCAGTCGTGCTCGAGGACGTGTTCGCGTCGTTGTAGAGCGTGGTGTGAACCGCGTCGGCCGGGTCCCAGACCAGGCGGAACGAGACGATGCGATCCTCGAAGCCACCGCCGACCTTGCGCGGGTCCGGCGAGTCGAGGGTCTTGAAGGAACTGATCGTGCGAACGTCGGACGGCAGCTTCAGGCTGCCGACGAGCGCGACGTCGGTGAACGTGTCAGAGCCCGGCGCCGGCAGGCTCGCGCCCGTGGCCGCGCCGCGCTTCAGAGTCATGCCTTGGCCGGCGAGATAGGTCATTTTCTGGTCACTCCTGGTAAACGAAGAACAGGTCGAGCCCTGTGCCCTTGATCAATGCGTCACCGTCGACGAAGGACACCTCGTCGGTGGTCGATTCGACTCGCGTCGAGTGGATCTGCGTGCTGCCGATTCGACCGCGGAAGCCAGAGAGATCGGCGCGGATCGCCGTTTCGATCGCTTCAGCGGTCAGGTAGTCCTTTGCAAAGATCGCGACGCGGATCGTCGCCCGCGCGAGCAATTTGCGACCGTCGAGCGTGGTCGGCTGCTGGCCGCTGATACGCGAACACGCCACGAACGGGAGGACGACGTTCTGCGGAATCACCTGGTGATGAACCCGCGACCCCGCCGCGGTCCCGAGCGCGGACAGCCGCTGTATGACGTCACTCTGCAGCATTGCGCCTCACCGCTCGATCGACGCGCCGCGCGATCTCGCGCTCGAAGATCGCGACCGCAGTGCCGCGCGTCGAATCGAGAGCACGCCGAAATATGCCTTTGCCTGGGACTGACCCCGAGCCGCGGGTCTTGTGGCCCCACTCGACGAGGTGCCCCCAGTAGACCCCCTTGATTGGTCGTTTTCGCTTGTAGACCAGGTTCGCGAGCGTCACCGCGACACGGTCCTTCGCCTTCGGAGCGACCGCCACCGTGAACTTCGACCCACCCGTGGCAAGGCCCCGCGGCTGCAGGTAAACCCGCCGGATAGATTTCGCCAGCGCGCCAGATCCGCTCGGACGGCGCGGGTCGTTTGACCCCACCAGCGCCTGCGCATTGCTCTTCGCCGTCTCCATGATCGGCTTCGTTGCCGCATAGAGCGTCGATCGCATCACCTTCTCGCCCGCCACCGCCCCGAGCGTGGCGAGCCGCTCGTCGACGTCCCGAAGGCCGCTGACCTTCACATTGAAACCGTCAGACATGCTCGGTACACATGAGCTCGATCGCCCGGTGGCGCTCGTCTCGGTCGATCACGGCGTTGATGTCGAAGATTCTGTCGGCGCCCGTCGCCGGGTCCGGCCAGCGCACGCGGTGCTTTATAGTCACGCCGGCGAGATAACGCAGCGTGATCCGATGCGAGACGTTCCCTTGCACCTGCTGGGATGCAAAGAACTCGCGACCTCCCAGCGGCTCGACCGCAGCCGGAAGAGTCGCGACCGTAGCCCACGTGTCGGGCAGTTCGTTGTAGGCGTTCGCGCTTCCCGTGCGTTCCTCGAGAACGACGCGATGCCGCAAACGCCCGGCACGCATCAGGCCACGCCGACGATCGCGATGTCGTAGGCGACCGAGGTGCCCGCGCCGCTGTTGGCGATGTTGATCAGATCGCCAGTGCCGCCCGTTACCGGAATCGCGGTATTGTCCGAGCACGCCCAGAAGAACGTTCCGCCGGGCAGGATGTCGATTCCGTCGCTGGCGGCAAGGAAAAGCGGCAGGCCGTTGGACGCCGGCCGCGTCAGGCGTACGTTGTTCGTGTTCGTGCTGGCCGCCTTGATGTAAATACCCTTGATCTTCGTAAAGGTCAGGGTCGTGCCGAAGGCGTTGACCAGCGAGCCCGCAAGGTCCAGGTTTTCGTTCGCCGAGGCGGCGAGCGTGCGACCGGCCGAACTCCAGAACTGATTTGCCTGGCCGGCGCCGGTTCCGTCGCTCAACTGGACCTGATTCGCGATGCTGATCGGCGAATTGACTGCGGCGAGGCCGGCAGTCGTCGTGAATGCACCAGAAAGGGAGGCGGCGAGCGTGATGTCGAGACCCATGTGGAACCCTCAGTAGAAGACGCGGAAGGGGAAGAGCAGCGACTCGACGCCCATCGGGAGTTCCGACGGCGCCTGGCCGACGATCACGGCCTCGCGGTTCTCGTAGAAATGGCCGACCAGCAGCAGGATCGCCGCCCTGATCGGCTCGGGAATCTGGGTGTAACCGGCGACGAACCGCACGGTCACCGCGTTGGGCTGGACTCGCGGGGTCGGCCAGACCTTGCCGAAGGTCGGCGCAATGCAAGCCGGGGCGACGTCCTTGTCGAGCGCGTAATCGCCCGCCGTGATCGTCTGCGTGGCGCCAGCGCTGTCGACGTAGGTGATCGAGGTGATTGACTGCACCGGCGAGCGAGGCAGGCGCACGTTCCCGTCAGTCGGAAACCGATCGAGGGTCAGTTCCCAGGTCTGCGTAGCCAGCAGGAGGTTCGTCTGCTTCTCGGCCATCTGAGCCGCCGCCATCAGGTAGCCGACGATCAGACCGTCGTCGTCGCTGCCATAGACGCGCATGTGCGCCTTCGCCTCGGCCAGGCTGACCGGCGAGCCGGTCGGGCCAGTGATGAGCCGCAGACCCATATCAGGCCGTCAGCGACCGCGCATAGGCGACCGCGTCGGGGTGGTCGTCGACCGTGCCGGCCGCCTTCCATTGAGCGATCACGTCGGCTGGCGCTTCGATCACGCTGTCCGCGACCCGAGTCACCTCGCCATCGAAGAACGTCACCAGGACGCGCGCCGCTGCCACGCCGGACTCTGCCGACGCGGCTTCCTTCTTCTTCGCCATGAACTACTCCTGCAAAGCAGGACGGCCCCGAAGGGCCGCCCCGCTCTGTTGCAGCGATCTCAGGTCGCGCTGTTCTGGTAGTACTTGACCGACGCACCGGACACGTCGACCAGGTTGCCACCCGTGCGCATCCAGGCGAGGAACGCCACCTGGCCGAGCTTCGTGTAGGCCGAGTCGGTGAAGCGGAACATCTGCACCGACATCACGTCGCGGATCTTGTAGTTCCGGAACGCGCCGAAGAGGATCGACTTCGCGTTCGCCGCCATCACGGCAACGTCCTGGTTGGTGTACACCGGCGAACCGAGCAGCGTGTCCGGCGCACCGCCGGGGCTACCGGTCTCGTAACCCGGCACGAAGATGGGGCGCGACTGACCGTCGACGATCTTGCGGATCACCTTCACTGAGGCGTCGTTCATCATGAAGCCGACGCCCGGGAGACGGCGATACGCCGGATCGACCGAGTGCTGCAGATCGATCAGGTCGTTGTAGATCACCGTCAGGGTCTGGCCGGTGGTGCCGACCTTGCCCGACGCCGCCGCCGTCACGATGCCGTTCGGCTGGCCCGAACCCGTGCCAGTGGTGAAGTGGGCGTTCGTGATGCGACCGAGACGCTCGCCCAGGCGACCCACGACCAGCGCCTCGATGTCGACGTTCGAATCCTGGAGGAGCTCGAACGGCACCGCGACGATCTTCGAGGAGTACTTGTAGACGGGCAGCGACACCACACCGAACGACGGGTCCGCAGCCGTGGCGGTCGTGTTCTGCGCGATGAGCTCGCCGACCTCCGCCGTACCGTCCGAGGTCGGGTAGTTGATCGTCTCGCCCGAGTCGGTCGAGAAGACGTCGGCGACGTCACGCATCCCGCCGTAGGCCTTCAGCGCGAGCACGACCGAGTTCGCCACGGTCGTCGGGACGGTGTGACCGCCTTCCGAGCCGGTCGTGGTCGACATCGTGTTGCGGATGAAGGTGCGGTCCTCGGCGCTCAGGCCCTCGTCGCCCTTGCGGAGCCACTTGACATGGATCTCGCGCTGGCGATTCGCGATCGACTTCGCGTCGCCCAGGCTGACGCCGCGCGCCTCCGCGATGCGCTCGACCTGCTGGCCCTCGGCGGCGAGCAAGTCGATCGCCTTCTGCTCGCGCTGGATCGCGCCGTCCAGGGCTTCGATCCGCTCGAGGTGAGCGTCGTAGACCTTCTGCTGGTCCGGGCCCCACTCCTTGCCGGGGTGCTTGTCGAGGAGATTGCGCACTTCCTTCGCGAGCGTGCCGCGCTCCTCCCGCAGAGCGTAGATCTTGGACATGTGGTCATTACTCCGTAGTGGAAAAAATAAGGGCGCCACCCGGCGCCCTTTTCCTCGTTGCGCGGGAGACCGCGCGGACGATCCGTTACAGCGTGCGCGCCCGGCGCACCGCCGCCTGATACTGGTGAAACGCCTCCGGCTCCGGCTGCCGTTCCTGCGCAGCGATAGGCGGCGCAGTCCGGGCCTGCAGCGCCTCCGGAACCTTGTCGTAGGCGTCGAGCTGCCAGTGGTTCTCGGTGCTCTGGAACTCGGCCGCCTTGCGATCTGCGAAGCCGTTCGCGATCGCCTCGTCGGCCGTCATCCAGGTCTCGGCCGCCATCCAGGCCGTAATCTGCTCGACCGTCTGCCCGGTCTCGGCCGCGTACTCGCGTACGAGCTCCCCGTCGACCTTGTCGAGCAGGTCCGCCATTGATCGGAAGTCGCCCGCGTTGCCCCCAGCGATCGACCAGGCCTGGTGGATCATCAGGAAGGCGCCGTCCGAGATCTCGACCTCGGCAGCCGCGGTCGCGATGTAGGACGCCGCGGAGGCCGCGAGACCATCGATGTGCGCGACTATCTTGCTCTTGTGGTTGCGCATGGCCGTCGCCATCGCACGCGCCTCGAAGACGTCGCCACCGGGCGAGTTGATGCGGACATGAATCGTCGGCTGCGTCAGGCCGGCGAGGTCCTTCACGAACTGCGACGCCGAGACCCCCCAGAAGGGGTCGATCACGTCGTAGACGTAGACCGTCGCCTCAGCTTCCGACGTCTGCAGGCTGTACGCCCGCTTCGCCGTCTGATTGTTGCGGATCAGTGCCATCAGCCGATGGGACATCGGGGTTCGCATTGGTTTGCGCCTGCGTGGTGAAGAGTTCGTCCGCGCCGTCGACCTCCTCGAGGTTCTCGAGGTCGCGGACTTCGTTGACCGTCATCCAGCCCGGTCCGTTGTTGCCGCCGAGCGCCTGCCGGTAGTACTCGGCGCGGCTCTTCGCGTCGCCGCGAAGCAGGCCGTTGACGTTGAACTCGGTGAAGAATCGCTCGCGAACCGGCCAGATCTTGCGGTTCAGCTCCTGCTCGATCCGCCGAAGGTGCGGCTGCAGCGTGTACTTCACGAAGCCGAGGCTCTGCTGCTCGATACCGGAACCCCAGGAGCTGGTCTTCTCGTTCTCGCCGATCATGAACGGCGGCACGCCGAAGGCGCGCGCGATGTCGATCACCTGGAACTTCCGAGCCTCGATCAACTGCGCGTCGACCGGGCTGATCGACAGCGGCTTCGCCTGGATACCACCGGCCAGGACCAGCGGCAGCGCCGACTGCGTTCGCCCGTTCGCGTCGATCGGGCCGTATCGCTCGACGAACTGGCGCCGGAGCTGGTCGACCTGCTCCTCGGTCAGGTTCTTGCCAGCCGGGGCCTCGAGCGTCATGCGCGGCTGCAGTCCGCTCGTGAACGTGCTCGCGCTCTGCTGGTCCGCCGCGATCGCGACGCCGATCGCGGTGCGCGCGGCGTGCTGAATCACCGACATGGACCGCTCGCCGTTGAACCCGAGACCGGGCAGGTGGAGCATGTCCCGGGCTTCGACGCCCAGCGTCTCCTTGCTGTCCGCGACGCCGTAGATCTGGCGATAGTCCCAGCGTCCGGTGCGAATCGTGCGGATTGACACAGCCCGGGGATCGACCGGGATGATGCCCGTGATCCGGTTGTTCGCATTGCGCCGCAGCACCGCGAACCCGTCGCCGTACAGCAACTGAGACGCGACGAGGTACTCCCACATCGCCGCGGCGGTCATGTACTCGTTCGGCTGCTCGTTCAGCAGCCACCAGAGCTCGTGCTTCGTCGGGCGCCGGCTGTCCTCCAGCCGCTCGAAAATCGGCAACGGCAAGGCCGCGATCGCCCCGGCGATCAGGCGCACGCAAGCAAAGACGGCCGAAACCTGCATCGCAGCGGCCGGGGTGACCTGCACGCCAGCCACCCGCTCCCCGATGCTGAAGAAGTCCTGCACGCTGTCGAACGTGAGCGAGCCGACAGGGACGGTCGTCTCGTCCCGGATGCTCCACCGCTCGAGCGCGCCGGCGAGGTGATCGAGGCTCACAGCGCAATCACCATCGGACCATCGTCCGCGACCGACACTGCGGCACGACCCATTGCCATCAGAAGAGCGACCAGGCCGTCGATCTTCTCGGCGGATCGCTTCTTGTCAGGCGCTAGGTTCATGTTCGCATCCCGTCTCGGAACAAGGTTCGCGGCATTCCAGAGCAGCACCGGGTCTCCCCCGTGCCGCAGCTTTCCGGCGGTGTAGGCCTCCTCGAGCGCCTTCATCGCCGGGTGGTAGGACTTCGGTCCCTGTATGAACTTGACCAGCGTCAGGTTCTCGTTCCCGCGTTGGAGCTCGTTGACCATCTGCGACGAGTTCCACTCGTCGAAAGCGATCTCCCGCGGGCTAAATCTTGCGCAGTCGCCCAGGATGTCCGCCGCGATCACGTCGTAGTCGGTGACATCCCCGGGCGTGACTGTCACGAGCCCCTCGGCGATCCAGGTCGCGTAGGGCACCGTGCCGCGCTCGGTTCGGCTTGCGACCGCCGCCTCGGGCACCCAGTACCGGCCCCAGGTGTAGTAGACGCCGTCGACGAGCCAGAGCAGGCGCCAGGCCGTCATGTCCTTCGTGCTGGCAAGGTCGAACGCCCCCCAGCACGGCGCGCCCTGCATCGCCTGCAGGTCGACCGGACCGCCGCACCGCTTCCATCGGCGCAGATCAATCCATCCTTCCGCCGCGGACGCCGGTCGGTTCAGACGCTTGATCCGGAACTCAGCGAGCGCGCCGGGCAGCGTCTTCGCTTCCTTCGCGTACTCCCGCATCTTGTCGATGCCGATGGAGACGCCCAGCAGCGGGTTCGCCTTCACCCATGACGATTCGTCGAAGTCGTCGTCGTCGTCGTCCAGCGCGTAGTACAGCGCAAAGAAGTGATCGGCATCGACCACCCCCTCAAGCACCTGCCAGGCGAACCGCCTGACCTCTGCCCACGGCCCCGGGTTCTCGTAGCCCTCGGTCGTCGTGTACAGGAAGAGCGGGTTCTTCCGGGCGCCGGCGGCGGACCGCAGCACGTCGTAGAGGTCCCGCGTCTTGTGCGCGTGGAGCTCGTCGAAGGACAGCGCCGACGGGTTCAGGCCGTCCTGCGTCGAGGCCTTGGCGTTGATCGGCCTGAACGTCCCGCCGACCTCGTAACGGGCGATCGCGTTCGCGAACGGCTCCAGCGTGAAGGCCTCGCGGAGGTCCTTCTGCTTCTCGACCATCCGCTTCGCGACGCCCCACACGATGCGCGCCTGGTCGCCGGTGGTAGCGGCCGACAGCACCTGCGGCCCCGTGTCCGGCTCGGTGCAGAACACGTAGAGCAAGATGGCCGCGGCTAGCGTGGATTTCGCGTTCTTGCGAGCCACCGCCAGCAGCGCGGTCGTGAACCGGCGAGTCCCGTCGTGCCGGCGGAACCCGAACAGATTGACGACGAAGAACACCTGCGCCGGCTCGAGTTTGATCGTGGCGCTATCCCAGGAGCCCTCGACGTGCGGCAGCGACTCGATGAACTCGCAGGCCGCATTCGCCTGCGCCGCGCTCCACGACCAGGGCGGCCGCTTTCGCTGCGCCCGCTTCAGGTCAGCGAGGAAACGCTTCGCCGCGAGCCGAACCCATTTCCCGAAGACCTGCCCCTTCCGATCCGCGACCGCCTCTTCGGCGTAGGCGATCGCGGTCAGTACGTAGTCACCCGGCGGGGGGCGCCTTGAACTTCGCGAACTTGTTGCCTTGGTCCTTGTCGCCAATCGGTTTCACCTTGCCGCGCCATGCCCCAGAGAGCCCGAAGGCAGCGGCCAGCGTGTTGTATTGCGCGAGCATGTGCCCAGTCGGTGCCTCGCCCGCAGCCCAGAGCTGAACCATCTTCCCGTGCAGTGCGCACATGTGCCCGAAGGTCGAAAGATCGGCCTCGGCCAGGATCTTGTTCGCGACCAGCATCGGCGCCAGCCGGCGCCACTCGTTCACCGCGTGCACATTCGGCAGCCAGTCGACCGGGGGCGGGACGTAATCCAGGGCCGGCACATCGATCACGACAGGCGCCGCCCGGTCCGGGCGGTCGGTTCCTGCGATCGCCTTCAGGTGGCTCGGCCTCTTCGGAGGGCCCGGCATTGATTCACCTCAGAAACAGGTTTCAGAACCTGACGGTGTGAAAATTTGGC